GTGGTGGTTCTTTATTTAATATGGCAAGATCATTTTTAGGTTTTGCTAAAGGTGGAGCAGTAGCAAAAGGTCAGCCTGTTGTAGTTGGAGAAAGAGGGCCTGAAATGTTTGTACCAAATAGCACAGGTCAAATAACACAATCAGCAAGAGGTACATCTGCTGGACAAACAACAGTTAATTTTAACATAAATACTTTAGATGCAAGTGGTTTTGATGATCTATTAGTAAGAAACAGAGGAACTATTACACAAATAATTAATAACGCAGTTAATGAAAGAGGGAGTAAAAATCTAATCTAATGTCAGG